ATCCCCGTCGAGGAAGTCGCCCAGAGGGCGGAGGCGACCCGTGTGGCGACACAGAACGGGTTGTCCGGCGTCCAAGCTGGGGCGGTGTATCGAGTCCCGACAGGGATCACTACGCCTCCCGTCAGCCCCCTAATGCAGCTTGCGAGCGACCAGATCGGAAAAAAGTTTAGCCTCCCAGAAGGGGAGAAGGTTGTCATCCCCGAAGCGCCGGTTGACCCGGTGCGCACCAAGATCGCCTCCGTCATCAAGGATGCGTTCGGGGTGGACGTGGTGTGGGCCAGCCTGCCGAAGGGCGGCAAGGTCAAGACCAACAAGGGCCGCGAGCTGGTCGCCATCAACGGCGCACGCATTGCCGGCACGAATGCCATCCTGCTCGACGCCAACAACTACAGCTTCCTGAACACGCTGGGCCACGAGCTGACCCACGTTCTGGAGACGCAGTACCCGCAGCTTTATCAGCAGCTGATAACACTCGCCAAGGCGAAGGTCAGCAAGAAGTTCCAGAACCAGCTTCGCAAGGAAGTTGCTAACGATGCTGAGTTCAACTCAGAGCTGGTGGCTGAGATGGTCGGCGAGCAATCGACTGATCCGAAGTTCTGGCAGGAAGTGTTCGACGCAGCTGGCGATCAGACTTCCGCTCAGGGATTCCTCGATGCGCTGAACAAGATCATCGACCGTATCCTGAGTGCGCTTCAGGGCTATCAGCCGATGGTCGTCCAGAGCCGCAAGGATGCGCTGGCCGTGCGTCAGGCTGCTCAGCAAGCGTTCCAGCAGTGGATCACGGCACGACAACAGGCTGCTCAGCAGGTCGCCGCAGACCAGCAAGCCGCAGTGCAGGCTGCCGCAGCCGTTACTCGCCCAGCACCAGCGGTCAATCCGTTCTTGGTCGGAACATCACTAGACCCAAATGCACCCAAACCGGCGGAGCTTGGCCCACCGAAGGTTCCGCCTTCACGGCAGGCTCAGGTCAACATTGGCCAGAAGGGCCGCCGCTTTGTCACCTTTGCCGCTGACCTCGACAAGGATCTGTTCGAGCTTGGCGCTAAGCTGAAGAAGGCCGCAAAAACGCTGAGCAAGTCTGACCGTGAATCAGCCGACGCTCGTCTCGTTCGGTTCATGGCCGTCACTGGCCTGCCACGCGCAGAGATGATCGATGTCGCAAAGAACTATCGAGATGCTGTCGTCAAGGCAGCGGGTGCTGTTCAGGAGGACGGCACCTACGAAGCCCCGGCAACCAACATAGGAGAGCGTCGTGCCGTTGAAGAAAGGAAAGTCGAAGAGCGTCGTGAGCCGCAACGTGAGCGAGCTGATGAACAAGTACGAGAAGTCCGGCAAGATCGGGAGCAGCCGCCCGTCGAGCAAGCCGAAGGCGCAGAAGCAGGCGGTCGCGATCGCGCTGCAGAAGGCAGGCCGCAGCCGGAAGAAGTAGCCGACGAGGAAGTCATCAGAGATCTGCCGCAGTTCTCGCGCAAGCGTCCTGCGGTAGACCCTGACTTCGCCGACAGTGTTGCTGAAGATGTTGGCCTCAACGCAGAACTGTCTGAGGCCACGTCTCTCAAGTACCAGACCGGCAAGTCCGGCGAGGATCAGTTCAACACACCAGTTGTTGGCGGACTGACCAACACTGTTCTTGAGATTGAGCGTGCCCGTCGAGAAGGCACTCTTGGACAGCTCGACCTCGACAGCGAGAGCGATCGCAAGACTGTTGCGAAGATGCTTGCCGCTGAAGTTGTTGCGGCTGTTCGTGCCGGCGGTGGCGCTAAGGAGTGGTATGACAAGACCATCCGTCGCACTCTCGCTATGGCATCGCTCAAGTTTCCTGAGCTTTCCACAGACAAGGAAGCGCAGACCGCATTCCGTCTGTCTGTTGCCATCACTTCGCAAGGCCTGAACGTAGAGGACAACCTCAAGTTCGCCATGCAGGTGTACGGTGAGTACAGAAAGAACGGCACCTTCCCGCTCAAGGGGCAGGGCAAGAACGGCGGCGCGATGGTGAGCAACTTCCAGCTTGCCAATACGCTCATGGAAAAGATGGGCATGGAGCGATTCTCTCGTTTCCTTGAGACCGACTTCGTTGCGTCTGAGCTGAATGCGATCGGCTTCAACATCGACGAACTTGCTGACGAAAAGATCCTTGGCTCGTCTGTGTTCGGCCCGAAGATCGGCTTCGGCTTCTACTCGAATCTGTCCGGAAACTTCGAGCCTGTCACGATCGACATGTGGTTCATGCGAACCATTGGCCGCTTGATAGGCAAGCTTCGCGCTTTCGACGCCAAGCTGTTTGCCTCGCAGCGAGACAAGTTCCGTGCAGCGTTTGCTGTTGAAGGCGTCAACGGAATTTTCATCAACTCCCGCAACATGGCTGGCAGCCGGCTGTTCAGCGCAGACCTTGTGCAGAACGCGGCAACAGACGATGACGCAGCTGTTACTTTGGCTCGACTTGTTACCCGTGCGCATGAGCGTGACTTCAAGGTCAATCGCAAGGCCTACGACAACAAGACTCGCGTCAAGTCATCGCTAGTCAATAACGCGGCCAACATGCTAAAGTCCCTCGACAAGCCGAAGGATGCACCTTCGAGCGGGTCTGAGAGGCGCAACCTACGTGACATTGTTCGTCAGACAGTATCCCTTGTTGAGGGTGTTGTCGGCGAGCGTATCCCGCCGGCTTCTATGCAGGCTCTTGTCTGGTATCCAGAGCAGGAGTTGTACAAGTCGTTTGGCGTGCAGCTTCGTGTAACGAGCCAAGACTATGCCGGTGCAATCCGTAAAATCCTTGAGAAGGAGGGATACAGTGGAAGAGAACTCAGCGCAGCAGCCGAATCTGGATCAAGAGGCGCACAACGAGTGGCTGGCCAGCCTCTCGAAGCCGAAGATGCTGGAGTTGTCGGACAAGTTGAACAGCCTGATGTTGCAGAAAGAGCAGGCCGCCAGCTCACCGCAAGAGAGCGTGAGCGACTCCTCGTCTCCGAAGTCGTTAAGCGGTATCGACAGAGCAGTGCAGCGGCACAAGGGTCTTACAAGAGCCGAAGCGCAGGAGATGGCCGACGCATTCGGGTTCTGAGTAATGACGCCAAGGCTGAATACAAGCCGGTCATTACTTTCAAGAACGCACTTGGAGCCGTAGGAAAGCCGGCTCCCACCATGTACGAGCTGGATGGCGGAGCGCCCTTGTTCCGTCAGGCCATCCAAGACTCGAAGAACAACAGCAAGTTTGGTGCTGCGGTCTACGTCTACGACGAGGCCGACTACGCCAACATGCGCCTGTTCATCTCTGATGACGGCAAGTCAGGCTTCGCCCTCAAGGGCAATGACATTGTCTCTGTGTTTAGCGGACAGAAGGGATCTGCCAACGCCATGCTGCAGCTTGCTGTGGATCAGGGCGGACAGCGGCTTGATGCCTTCGACACTGTTCTCCCTGAGCTGTATGCAGACAACGGCTTCAAGGTTGTTGCTCGCGTCAAATGGAATGACGAGTACAGCCCTGAAGGCTGGGACAAGGCGACGTTCGCCAAGTACAACAACGGCGAGCCTGATGTCGTGTTCATGGTCTATGACCCGGCCAACGCTTCTGAGCTTGGCGGCAAGACCATTGAGAACTACGACGATGGCGTAGCCGCGCAGGAAGAGGCGATCGGCAAGAAGCCTATCCAGTTCTCCCGCGTTCGCAGCGAGACCAATGCTGACGGCAAGCAGATTGCCAGCACGCCTGAGTTCATCCAGAACTTCTGGAATTGGTTCGGCGACAGCAAGCTCGTAGACCGACGTGGCCGACCAAAGGTCATGTACCACGGCACGATTCCTCCTACCGTTGGCGCTGAAGAGTTCATCGACCAAGGCATCAGTGTGTTTCGCCGCGGCACTGGTGGCGCGATCTTCGTGTCACCTGACGAGCGAGTTGCGAACACCTACGCTGGGCCGGGTGGATCTGTGTATCCGCTGTATGTCCGCGCTGAGAATCCGTTTGACTTCGAGAATCCGGATCACGTTAAGCGGGTGATGGATATCTGGGAGAGCAACAACGTCGGCATCCGCGAGACTCGTGAGCAGGCCATTGCCAAAGGCAAGTGGCAGATGATCGAGAACGTCGAGATCCAAGACGCCATCAAGCAGGCTGGATTCGACAGCTACTACGTGAAGGAGACTGGGGCCAAGAACCTTGCCCTGTACGACCCATCACAGTTGAAGTCAGCTGTTGGGAATGTTGGCGAGTTCTCGCCTGAGCGTCCTGAGATCCAGTTCTCGAAGGTGCGTCAGGGCCGCAAGTACTGGCTGCCTGAGTTCGGTCGCCTGCAACGTTTGCTGCGTGGCGTGCAAAACGAAGTGCTTGCCACTTCCCGTGCGCAGAAGGCCGTTGCTGCTCAGGGCGGCGTGCTGACTGAGTCGACAGAGATTGAGTCGGCAATGCACCGCATGTATGGCCGCGCCGGAAACCGCCTCGATCGCTTCCGCAAGGACGTAGTCGAGCCGATCCTCAAGCGTGCAGTAGACAACAACGTCGACCTTGCTGATGTCGAGCTGTACTTGTACGCCAACCATGCCAAGGAAGCGAACCGTCGCATTGCTTCGATCAATCCGCAGATGCCAGATGGCGGCTCAGGCATGACGAATGCTGAAGCTGATCAGGTTATGGCAACGCTGCGGCAGGACATGGCTCAGTTCGTGCGCATCAAGTCCATTGCGGATGAGATCCAGAACATTACCAAGATGACTCAGACTGCGCTGGTCAATGGCGACATTGCCAGCCCAGCAGATGTTGCTGCTTGGAATGCCACGTACAACTACTACGTCCCGCTCAAGACACTTGAGCAGGCCGACGATCTTGGCCGTGTCACTGGCAACGGAAGGTTTGATCTTGCCAATGCATTCTCGAAGCGCCGTCTTGGCAGAAAGAGCAAGGCGGGTGCAATCGTCGAGAACATCTTGGCCGACTACGAGGAAGCTGTTGTCGCTGTTGAGCGTAACAACGTCCGCAAAGCTTGGCTGCAATTCATCCTCGCAAACAAGGACAGCGAACTGTGGCAGGTGAACAAGCCTGTCATGCAGCGCGGGTTCTACAAGAACCCTGTCGAGGAAGTGCGATACCGCCTGACTATCCAGAAGGATGCGGAGACCCTCCCAGTCCGTGTGGGCGGCGAGGTGTATCACATGGTCATCAAAGACCCTGAGATCCTCGAAGAACTGCAGATGACGAGTGTCCTGTCGCAGTTCCCGGATACGATCAAGTCAATCCTTGGCGGCATGAATACGTTTGGCCGCACGCTATCCAAGCTGTGGACTGTGCTGTCGCCGCCGTTCGTGCTGATCAACGCATCTCGCGACATTCAGACATCGCTGATCAACACCGGCATCGACCAAGGGCTGTGGAGTTCCGCGAAGCTGTTGGCAACACTGCCGAAGGCTGCTTACACAGTGTGGCGTGCTGAGCGTAACAACGCTTGGACTGGCGACCTGAAACAGTACTACGACATGTATCGTGCTGATGGCGGCAAGACTGGTGCGCTTGATCTGAGGCAGATCGAAGACCGCCACAGTGATCTGATGTCCATGTATCGCAACGCACAGGCGTCGATAGGTAAGCCACTGACGTACCACCGCCTGACCATGCGGTATCTGAAGGGCGTAGAAAACTTCATGATGGACATCAACGGTGCCATCGAAGGCGCTGCTCGTGTTGCCGCATACAAGGTCGCAATGGAGAACGGTAAGTCGCGCATCCAAGCGACTAACATTGCGAAGGAAATCACGGTCAACTTCAACCGTCGCGGCAAGTGGACTCCGGTGCTGAGCGGAATGTACCTGTTCTTCAACCCTGCAGTTCAGGGTGCAAAGCGCACGGTGAGCGCTGTGTTCAGCAAGCGTGGCGCTGCTGTCGCAACTGGGCTTGCCACCCTTGGATACTTCATTGCAGAGATGGCGGCCTCCGCTGTCGGTGACGATGAGGAGCCGTACTGGGATAAGCCATCAATGCGCCAGACTAAGCTGAAGAACCTTGTGTTCTTCGGGCCGAATGGCGAGACCTACAATGTCCCGCTGCCGTATGGCTTTGGCTTCTTCGTGAACCTTGGCTATGCGCTTCGTGACCTGAAGAATGGCGCAGACCCGTTAAAGGTCGGTGCGTTTATGCGAGATTCCGCATCGCTTCATTTCTCGCCGCTTGGCTCGATGGACAACATGGCGACCTTCCTGTCTCCGACGCTCATCGATCCGGCGATGGTTCTCATCACTGGCGAGAAGGAGACTGGCCTGCCGCTTATGCCGGAAGACTTCACTGGAGTCACCCCGGACAGCGAGCGGTACTGGAACAACACTCGCGATACGATGTTCCAGAACGTAACTGCTGCTCTGTATGAGATGACCGGCGGTGGCGCTGGCGGAAAGATGGCTATCGACGTGTCGCCTGAGTCTGTCGAGTACATCACGTCGTTCCTGACAGGCGGTGCTGGTACGTTTGTGAAGGATGTCATCAAGACATTCGATGCGATGGCCAACACCGGCACTGCGTCGGCCACTGAGCAGAACCTGATCCCGATCTTGAAGGCCGTTCACAGGCAGCCCGACGGTCGGTATGACTCCAGCGCGTTCTACGAGAATGCCAAGGAGGCAAAGGAAGCCGCTCGTGACTTCAATGCGATCATGGAGTCAGAGACCGAAGTGTCCGAAGAGAAGCTTGCCTACGCCGACTCTGTTGCTGGCATGGCCGCACTATCGCGGTTTGCAGACAAGCAGAAGCGAGCCATCTCAAACCTGCGCCAGCAGGACTTGGACATCCAGCAGGATGAAACTTTAACTAGGGAAGAGAAATATGGACTTCGTAAAGAAATTGCTGAGCAGATTCGTCAAACCCAAGTTGAGTTCAACGTCGCCTTCTACGCCGAGCGTCGAGCCGCCGAAGCAGAAGAAGCAGAAGGTCAAGCTGAAGAATAAGCGCAAGTAATCAGAGGTAGTCGCGCCCTCCCCTCCTGCACCGCCAGTTGGGGGGAGGGACTTCCCTCCAGATCTGCCGGCGGATCTCATCCGACTTCTTTTTCATCTTCACAAAACCACATGCAACAACTGTGAATGTTATTGCGAAGACTACAAACATCACCACTTGTTCCATCTGATTTCCATCTCCTGTATGACGGTTTCAAGGAACTCCACTTTCTTCTGAAGCTCCTCAATGACACGGGCCTGCTCTTCAATCGTTCTGCTAAGCTCCTCTCGCTTAGCATCAGACAGGGCACCGAAGTTTAGTTCGTCGGTCATCTGAATAAAAAGTTAAACAGCAGAACAACTGTTGTTGCAACGCCGACAACGTAGAAGAACACCGTTGAAAGCAGGAACACCGCAATGCCTGTGGCTATCCTTCTTTGTTCCCTGTAAACCCGATCCGGGTCACGGGACTGATAGCTATTCCTCTTCATGCCGCCTCCTCTGCGGTCAATGATGGCACCCCCTCCCATTTCTCGCGCACCCAATATCCGCTCGCGTTTACAACCATACCGCGAGCATCCATCTCTTCAACGGTAAGGCACCTGCGGGGGATCTTCTTGCGCACTCCATCTACCATCACATTCCCGATTCGATGTTCATCGAAAGCGCCGACACTGTTGAAGTAGTGTCCGCACCCGCTGCATCTGCACCGGCTCATCCCAACTGTTAGTTTCTCATTCATCCCAGTGAACCCTCCCGCCAAACCTGCGAGCGTCTGACTCTATACGCCTGCGGACATCGTCAATACTGTAGTACCCAGTCCACAGCCACCACCAAAACCTACTGACCTTCTGTGTAAAAGTCGAAAGATAAGTCACGGCTTTCCTCCTCGAAGTCGACGCGCTTTTCCAGCGCACGTCTGGAAAACAATTTGCCGGTCAGGCTCTTCCTGCCGGAGCGGCTTATGCATCGCATGCGAATTTTCTCCGCATCGAGATCCAGCATGTCGCAGATCCAGCGCAGCGAACCAGCCTCTTGGGAGTCGCTGTTTATCCAACGCGCCGCCTGCGCACGCACGACCCTGTCTCCTCGAAGGTCAATATCGCAGATGGCTTGGCTGATAACACTAGCCCACAGCTGTCTTATGCCCTGATCATTCACCGATCTTCTCCAGCGCATACGCTGCGCGGTTGCAGTACCAAGCGGCCTTGCGAAGGCTCTGTGAGAACTTGCCCTTCGTCGGTCGGCTCACGTACTTCAGGATGTTTCCAACACAGTGCGCGACTATGCCCGGTACTTTCTTAAAGTAGTCCTGAGCAAGTACCGCTTCTATGTAGTCGATGGTCTCGATGCCACCGGGCATTTGGTAATGCGGTGGGCTGTTGACCATGTCGGGGGGCGAGGCATGACTCTCGATCTTGGTTTGAAATCCGCCCTCCTGCTTCAGCCTATCCATGACGCTTCGGATTTCATCCTCGTTCCTACCAAGTTCATAAGACATACCCCGCCCCCTTACTTATCGAGCCTGCTTGATGCCGGCCTTCTCTGCCTTTTCAGAGATTTCCCCTGCAGCAAGCAGTCCGGCGTGAAGAATCTTGTAGGCCTCAACCATTGCGACCAGCAAAACGCGAGACACCTGAGTTTCTGGGGAGAGATCTTCCTCCCGACGAACCTCTGCCTTCTTCTTCGCGCTCTTCGTCTTCTTTGTTTTTGACCGGGACATCATCGTTAACAATCTCCGTTGTTTGAAAACTAGTCATGCAGTTCATGCAGCGGCGTTTGCGAATCGTCATTGGGTGACCGCTGCCGCTGTAACTGATCCTCGTATCGAAGATCAACGTCTTCGAGTTGCAAGATGGACAGCGCATCAGTTACCTCAGAATGGAACGCTTTGCCAGACTGGGCACCCGTGAGAGACGCTGCAGTAATTGGCACAGCGCTTGTACTCACCGCGGCGGCGAACCACTGAGTGCCCATTGCCTGCAGAATCTGCTGCAGAGTTCGCCTCCATCTCGCTGCTGAACAGCTTGACGGCTGACTTCCTGCCCTCCTTCATCAGCGCCCACACGTCACTTGTCTTCCACCGCTCCTCGTCGGTGCAAGGCTCAGGACGCGCAGCCTGATGCAGCCTAACCCGCTCGTTCAGGAAGTTGTCCTGCTCTTCCGCCGTCCACAGAGGGACAGGGATCACAGCAACCTGAGACTCCGGGTAGTCATCACCGGCAAGCGTCTTGCTCTGCACCCAGTCGCGGAAGATGGCAATGATCTGAATGTGGTTGACGTTGAACCTGACATCGCCGGTCTCCGCCATCTGTCGACGGCACAGCGCGGCCAGTAGATTCAACTGTTGTTCCCACTCAGGCTTGCCCTTGCGCGACCACACTGACGTGACCTTGAAGTCCATCAGGGTGCCGGCTTCGAGGACGTCCATCTGTCCGCTGACAGACCAGCCCTCAACAGTTGTGAACAGTCGAGTCTCGACAACTGCGTCGGTTGTCCCCTCCGGGTAGGCTCGCTCAAGCACCGTGTGTACGGACTGCCCAAGCAGAGACCAGATCCGATCGGCGACATCCTCCTGCGGCTCGACAGTCTCCCGCAGTTTCCGCTGGAACGGCGGGGAGATCAGCTGAGTGACGCTGATGTCAGACTTGCCGCGGCTGTACCCATCGTTGGTGACAGCAGCGACAATCGATCGCGGCAGGTTCAGTTTGTTTGTGAGCATTGGCCTTCCCTCACGAATGAAGATGCAACCAAGACACGTTGCGTACTGCCCGAAGAGATCCGCTTGCGTCTCCCGCTGTCAACGATCAGCCCCTTCTTGATCAAAGGGGCGAACCGTGGGGTGATGCTGTTGCTCTTGATGTCCGGCATCAACTGCACGACATCGTCTGCCGCACAGCCTGCCGAACCAAACGAACGGATCTTCTCGTAGACCATCTCCTCAAGACGGGCAGTACTGATCTTGGCGGCAGCGACATGGCTGGTGTCCGGATCTGACGATCTGGCCAGACCACGGCTGCCGAACAAGTCATTCGTCCTGAAGTCGAACAAGTCTTTCATGGCTTCCATAAACTTAGAAAGGGATGTCATCGTTCAACTCTTCAACGCCACCGTTTGAGAGTTCAACGCGATCCTTTGTTGCGACGGCCCGTGAGTATTCAGGCGACTTCTGGATGGCTTCCTGCAGACCCTTGGAGAGGGACGAGAAGGCAGCCGCATCGAAGTTGTCGAGAGAGAAGATCATGCTCTCGTTGACCTGCGGACTTGCCTTCATGCCCGGAAGCAGCGGCATGATCGATGCGATGTTCGCGTAGACCTTGCCGTTGTTGTTGGCGTGAACGATGTTGACCACGCAGGGCGCACCGATGATGTTCTTCATATCGAACCGCGCCTCTTCCTCCTTGGTGAACTGGCGACCGCGCCAACTCTCAAGGACAGAGCGAAGCTTGCTCTTCTCACCAATGCTTGCAGTGAACCGCTCGCTGACAGAGAACGGCTTGCCGGCCAACTTGCCGTCAGGGATCACAGCATCCGGCAGTTCCCAACTGATGAGAACCTTGCGCTGCTTCTTCTCGCTGCCCTTCCAGACAGAAGTCTGGGTTCCAAGGTCGATGATCCGGTAGCACCGGGCCACATGCGAACCAGCCGGCGGGGGAGCAAAGTCACTACCACCGCCACTGTTGTTTGCTGAAACGATAAAACTCATCTTCGCCTCCTTCTCGTGAAAAAACCTTTCGGCCATCGAGACCTGCTCGTGATAGGCCTGCAATCCGTCGTCTAGTTGGTCATCCATTGGGTGCCTCCCTAGTGACTAGACGTGAGTGTACCCCCTGCCATTTGAACGTGTCAACACCCCCGTGTACACTGCAGTCTGGACTCAAATGGAGGCTTTATGACGCTGATCGAATACATCAAGGGATTGAACCTGCGCGAGCGCGAGGATCTGGGCCGGCTGGGCGGAACGACCGGGGCGTACATCACGTCCATGATCTACCGCAACGCATCCACGACCTCCTTGGCCGTAGCCGTGGCTATGGACAAGCACAGCGGGGGCAAGCTGGACTTCCGAACGCTGATGAACCGGGCTGAGGACGTGGACTGGGACTACATCAAGTCTGCCCTGAACAGCCGCAACAAAATCATGTTTGTGACTGAGACGGTCGAGGCAAAAGAAAGCTTGACGGCTGCCTGACCTGCTAGTAAAAAGGCAACCCCCGCGCATCGTCGGTGACAACGACAGGGTGCGCGGGGTTATACCGGTACTGTGGGATAGCTTGAAACACCGGGCGGGGCGGCGAGGCTAGCACCCCAGAGCGACAAGGCTGGCGGGTCATGCGACCGACGGGTCAGCGTGTGAAGGCAGATCTAGGATGGGCTAGGTCTGCTCACTCAGGGTCAGATCACGAGGCCTCAGTAGTATCCTTCTGGCCTCATACTCAAAAAGAATTCAAACAGAGTATTGACACCTGTTGAACCTTCCGTGTAACTTCTCGATCGAGGAGGACGCATGGAACTCAATCACTTCCCGATCAAGATTTCGGTCAACCGCGATGCGCGGGTGGCTTGTGTCACGCAGATCGTCCCGAACGGGGAACCGCAGAAGCTTTTCATCCACGCCGATCAGGCTCTGGATATCGCTGACTTCCTGAGCAAGGAGTTCAAGCGCAGGGGCAAAGGCGTACCTGAAGGGGCGGACGCAGACTTTGAGCGGTTCTGGTCTGCCTACCCTGTCAAGACATCCAAGGCTGGTGCGCTGTCCTCTTGGAAGCGCAGCCATGCCAACAAGCACGTTGAAAAGATCCTCGCCCATGTCGAAGCGATGAAGGCCAGCGACCAGTGGAAGCGCGGATTCATTCCGCATGCGACCACGTACCTGAACCAGCGTCGGTACGAGGACGAGCAGAAGCAGGCTGAGAACCCTTGGGACAATGCAATATGAAATTCCAAAAGGTCGCGCTCACGTACGATCAGTACAAGATCCTGCTTGACCGCAAGCAAAAGGCGAATGGCCGAAGCGTGAAGTACCGCGACTTGATCAAGCAGTGGGGTGTTCCGCACTACCACCTATCAACCGCCGTGTACCGCGGCATCAAGCAATACGACTACAGGATTTGGAAGGAGGAGCAAACATGAAACTCTATGACGTACCGCGAAACAGCCGGATCTCTTTGGTCACAGGCAAGGAACTAAACTTCAAGCGCATCGACGGGATGTATTCCTACTGCACGGACGATGAGGGCAACGTTTGGCACATTCCCGCAACGACTGAGGTGTTGTTGCTGCCAAAACAGGAGCAACCGCGATGACCGAATTACAGCTAGGCGACATTGTGCAGATCAATCCGTCGGTGGATGGGTTTGGCGGGTGTCTGGCAGTGGTAAACGAAATAAAGAGCGATGACCGTCTTATGGTGTATGTGCAAAACGCAGGGCAACAGGGCCAAGCGTATATCTACTTGAACAAGGACAAGTACGAACCAACAGGTGGCCGTGCTGTATGGGTGGTGTCATGACCCGCGACGACATCATCCGCATGGCGAAAGAGGCGGGGCTAACGCAGAAACCTTTTTGCCGATGGGGTGGCTACTCGGATGACCTTATGCGCTTCGCCGCCCTCGTTGCCGCCCATGAGCGCGAGGCGTGTGCGAGGGTGTGTGAGGCGCGGCACATGGGCGACAACAACCGGGAAGATGCAGAGGCGAGGCGTTGCGCCGCCGCGATTCGGGCGAGGGGTGGGTGAATGAAACTCCCGCAGAACGCAGATCGAATCCTGAGTGTGCGCATGAAGGGCTTGATATACAACGACACGCTTATCGTTTCGTTCTACGACAAGCCGCGCATCTCGTACGACCCGGTGGTGTACGCGAGGCCGGAGGAGACATACGACTGGCGCTTTGCTGCTCGCATGACAACGTGCATCGTTTGCCCGATTGGCATGTCGAGTTTCGAGCGCCATGCAATTGAACTACTCAAGCATGTTGCTAGGCCTCTGCTTTACTATCACCCGGATGCTGAGCAGGGCGGCTCGCTGTACTACTTCCCGACAGCGGATTCCATCGATGCATGGGTACAGGGGAAGATAGCCAAGACTCAATGGAAGTGGGCCTTGGACAACGAGTACTGGATGGATTTCCAAAACAATCAATTCCAAAAATTCTTATCGGAAGTCGCCTGTGAAACTGATCCCAGATACCATTAACTTCAAAGAGTACCTAGACTACGCTGAAGGCAGCGAGAAGGTAGTCCCTGCTTCAAAGTTCCTTGATGCAGTCATCGACCGGATACACGGCGAGAGCGCGAACAACTCTCCCGTCACGCCGTGGCAGCGCATCGGAGACAACTTTCAGATGCGCCCCGGCGAGGTCACTCTGTGGGCCGGCATCAATGGACACGGCAAGACCTTGGTGACCAGTCAGGTCGCGCTGCATCTTATGGTGCAGAACAAGAAGGTCTGCATCGCGTCATTCGAGATGAAGGCTGAGGCCACGATGGCTCGCATGGTCAAGCAGTCTGCCGCGAACGGCTTGCCGCAGCATGATTACATCCGCCGCTTCCATCTATGGACTGACGACCTGCTGTGGATCTACGACCAGCAAGGCATCGTCGACCCGGACACACTGCGCGGCGTCATGCTGTATGCGAGAAACAAACTTGGCATCGATCACTTTTTCATCGACTCAATGATGAAGGTCGTGCGCGGAGACGATGACTACAACGGCCAGAAGGACTTCGTGAACAGCGTGTGCGCGATCGCTCAGGACACCGGCATGCACGTCCACTTGATCGCCCACGTACGCAAACGTGAAGACGAGTTCAGCATGCCGAACAAGTTCGACGTGAAGGGCAGCGGCTCGATCACTGACTTGGTCGACAACGTCTGCATCGTGTGGCGCAACCGCTCTAAGGAGCGAAAGCTGATGGACAAACAACTGTCGGCTGTTGAGATGGAGGACACGAAGAAGTTGCCTGATTGCGTTTTGCAGTGGGGCAAGCAGCGTCACTTCGAGTGGGAGGGAAAGGCTGCGCTGTGGCTGACTCAGGGGGCGCAGAGTTTCTCTGACCAGCAGGGCGCATCGCCTTATCGGTGGGAGCCGCCTGCTCGTGTCAAACCAATGCCGTCACTGATCGTTGAGGATCTTGGCGATGAAGTATTCGACTGAGCAGGTCGCGGCGCTGAAGGCCGCAAGACAGAACAACCCGGACATCGCTGAGTTTACCGACGCAGTCAGGCATGTATTCCCGTCGGCAAAACTTGCACGACTTGAGTCGGCTGAGATTACAGTCGGCGAGGTGTGGCCTGAAGGCGTATCGGGCGCGGAGTATCGCGCCGGGTTCTACATTGAAGAGCCGAAGGTTAAGAAGGGCAAAAAGCTAACAGCAAAACAGTTGGTGAGACAGTCGACAAGATACAAGTGAGGAGGATGTATGGACGAGACTCAGGTTGTGTTTCATGGGGAGATCATGCTGCTTGGCTGGGCAGACAGCAGCACACGGGGCAGGACGGTGACGTTCCTGCTGGCTGAGGATTCAGACTCGCACCCGTTCAAGGACTTCACGATCAAGGCCGGCAAGCGATCGGGCCAGCGCTTCATGTGCGCACTGGCAGAGATCGGAGATGACGAGCAGCCGGTCAGGCAGGAACAGCGCAACTCACAGTTGGCTTATCTGTGGTGCAACGATCCCGACTTCCTGTTCTGGGCGAAGGCCAACGACGCAGGCGAGGCTCGTGAGCGAATGCTCAAGGCCTGTGGAGTGAACAGCCGCGGACAGTTGGATACAGGCGATGCGGCTGTTGCCTTCGAGCAGAAGATTAAGAAGCCGTACATCAAGTGGCGCAGCGAGAAGAACGCCGTCTCGCTATGACCTACCGGAATCGAAGGCTGCTCGATGTAGCGCGTTACGCCACAGAGTGCATGATGTGCGACAGACACAACTGCGGAACAGTTGTTGCGGCACACAGCAATCAGCAACGTGATGGCAAGGGCATCGGGCACAAGGCTGCCGACTATCGTGTCGCCTTCCTGTGCTACGACTGCCACATGGAAATCGACCAGCGCAATCGCATGACGAGGACCGAAAAGCTTGAGCAGTGGGAGGCCGCGCATCGGAAGACGATCGGCTGGCTGTTCGATAACGGTTATCTGGATGTAAGGCGTGAGTAGAAAGCGATGCCCGATATGCGGGATGGAGAACAACGGAGGGATACCCCACTCCTACCATAATCTGCAGAAGCGCAGAGGCATAGACATCGACAACGTTTTCGTCGACCACTACTCGTCAGTCAGGGTGGCAATGAATGTCGCCAACGCAATGATCGATGGGTTAGCAGAATACGAGAGGAGGAAGAAAGATGGGAAAGAGGCAACGCCAACGAGGCGCAGAGACAGAGCGCGAAGTCGCAAACTTTCTAAGCGAACAACTTGGGATGGAGATCAAACGCAAACTGGGGCAGGCGAGGGATTCGGGGGAAGATATAAGCGTCTATCCCTACCGCATCGAGGTGAAGCGAAGAAAGAAACTGGCGGTGACTGAGTTCATCGAGCAGTGCGAGACTGGTGTGCAGCCGGGTGAGATTCCGATCGTGATCATGCGTGTCGATGGAGACACTCGACCGCTGGTCATGCTGAGACTTGAGCATTTCATTGAAACCATGAAAGACAAAATACAGCGAGGTGTTTCATGATTACTCTTTACGGATTCGACAACGCGATAGTTGGCACGGCATCTGCGTGTTGCGCAGACGGCCATGTGCATCGAGCAATCTATGACGGAAGCAAGATCGTTGAGATCCTGATGGACAGCAGCAGGATGTCTCGCGAGGAAGCGGAGGAGTACATCAGTTACAACATCATCGGGCTTTGCATTGGCGATGACGCGCCTCTCGTGATGTGGCCAAAGCCTGACGACACCTTGGTCATAGAGTTCATCGAGGAACTATCCAATGCCAAGTAACGAGCGCATCGGCACCGCGCTGAATTCCAAAAACCTGAAGAGCGACGAGACGCACTTCGATGCCGATCTCGTTGCCGCACTGGCGCATGCCTCGAAACTTGGGGCCACCCTGCAGATGCTGATCAGTGGCGGGTTCGCTGAAGAACTGAGGCCGGCGTCGGACGAACTGGCTAGGGTGCTGAAGAAGGCATGCCGGCGCAGGAACTGGGGTATCGGCTGGCAGGCTGCCCAGAGGGCGTCGAGGCAGGGGCTGATCGAATGGATGATGAAGGCCTGCCGCGGGTGTAACGGCACCGGCAAGACCTTGCTGAACTACGGGTTCGACTCAGCAGACCAGAAGGAGCAGGACTGTCCGCTGTGTGAGGGGCTGGGGGAGTTTGTCCCTGAGTGGCACTGGCGTAGCCAGCAGATGGGACTTGGGCCTGATGAGCCTCAGGCTTGGTGGACTAAGCGGGTGGACTTAGCCAAGGAGATTGCCGGCGATGCTTTCCACACTGCCCGGAGGCAGGTGAACCGGCAACTTGAGTGACCGCTAGATGGTCGATGCATCAAGTCGACCCAAGAAACTTGCAAGTGCCCTAGTCAAGGGATTAGAATCTGTGGTAGGTGCATTCCAACTATAACTATATTGCGCACCGACAGCGGGGAAGCCTTGTCCTTAAAAAAAGGGGGGCCGAAGCCCCCCGCAAGTTAGGCTACCCGCCGGGTGTCACCGGCCTTCAACTGCTCGATCACCTTACGCAGGGCGATTGAGTGCAGGTCGCCAGCGTGGCGTACCGCCGCACCAAACTCGTACGCCTGACTGAGCAGGTCATTCGACGTGCCGATGCCGAAGGCGATGACCTCGACATCGAACATCGCCTTGCTGCAGCGCGTCATCTGCAGCACCTTCTGGGACTCGCCGAAGCCGTCGGTGATAACGATCACCAGACGCCGGCCCGACTTACGCTGCGACAGTTGTTGAACAACTGCGCGTAGGCAGGTGTAGTCCGGGGTGCCGCCGCTCGCGATCTGTCCCATCCTCACGAAGTGATGAGGGACTTGGCCAGCACGATCCTCGAAGCGCTTGGCGACCACGAGGACGCCGGCACGGGACGAGTCTCTATCATTGCCGCCCAGCAGATTCCCGAACATGTCGCGACCGCCGCCGTACTGGACGTGGTCGTAGGTGCTGGGTGATCGGAAGCCAACCACCTCACACTCAGCGCCAGCCGTCTCTGCGGCCTGAGCGATCGTCCAAGCAAGTTGGGCAGCGTTCTTGGCGTTCTGTCCGGCCATCGAGCCAGACATGTCGACCATGATGGACACCGAAGTCTCGATGCCCTCGCTGACCCAGCGGCGCTTGAAGACCGACTCGCTACCGCTCAGCATGCGCGGCGCACGGCGACCATCGAACCGGCCACTGATTGACCCGCTGTCCCAGCCGCAACGCTCAGGAGCCTTGAGGATCTGGTACAGACGCGATTTCAGCGCCGGCAACACCGTCTTCGACAGCGTACGCGCTGCTCGACGCAGTCCGGCATCGTCCTTCTGCATCGATGTCCAGCGGCGCATTTCACTGCGGCCCGGAGGCGGGGCGGACGCCAACGAGATCGGCACCATCGTGCGCTCACGGATACGCTTGAACACGTCATCGATGTCAGGCTCAGGCGACTTGCACAACCGTTCGTCGTACTGTTCCTGCCTGTCCTCGTACGGCTCGTCGCCGCCGTTGCTGGTGACAGCCTCGCCGTCCTCGCCTTCGTCGTCTCCGGACTCGATAGGCATGGGAGCGCCGTTGGCCTCGCCGGCTTCAGTCGTCTCAGACATCTCAGCCTCAGCCTGAGCAAGTTCAGCGGCATCGCTGTCGCCGTCTTCGGAACCGAACGACTCGTCGGATTCTCCCGACTCAGAGTCGTCGTCTTCCGACTGTTCCTGCTGTTGTGACTGTTGCTGCTCCCACGGCTGCCGGCTGTCGGCACTCTGGTCGACAGGCTCGATGGCCTTCCAGCCTTCGAGGAACTGCATCGCCAGCCCCAGCGCTTGGCCAGTGCCGTCGCGATCCAGCGACAGGCTGGGCATCGCGTCAGCGACCGCCTTGTACAGGCTGCGCTTCGGCTCCGGGATTCGGTCGAGCAGTTTCTTCGCAAAACCGTTGCCGTCACCCAGCGCGGCCCGACTGATCAGCGCGAGCGCGAATGGCGCACTGTTGATCGATGTCGGGTTGAACTTGTCATCGAGTTTGGACGTGAACTGCGACATCAGTCGCTTGAACCCAGACCGCGCACCGTTTGCGCGACCGGACGCAATCACCGCATGCTCGATGCGACCGTCCTCGATTCCGTTCCACAGATTCCGCAGCAGAGAATACTCCGGGCCTGAGTACCGGAGTAGGCTGCTTTGGTCGGTGTACGCGACGTGCCCGACCTCGTGGCTGGTGTAGGCCGCGATCAGGTCTGCCTCGATGCGCGACACGAACGAGTTGTCGGGCATGCTGGGGTAGTTGATGCGGTAGGTCATCACCTTGCTACGGTCGGAAGTGAGCGACCACTGGGCGAAAGCGATCTCGCCGCCGAAGGTGACATTGCCGGCCCCTGAGAACACGGCATCGCTGCCCAGCAGCGCTCGCAGTTGCTTCTGCGAGTGAACTAGCGCTGCGGCCTTGATCGCCGCCGACTTAATCTTTTGCATGACGATTCCTCACGCCGCTTCAGGCGCATTGGGGGAGTTGACATCGACCACGTCGGGCGTGACGACAGGCGGCGCGAGACCAGCCATCGCGGCCTCGATACCAGCGTCCGACATGTTCGCTTTCCATATCTGCTGCAGGACTTCACGCGATTCAGGCGATGCTCGATTGACCATCGTCTGCTCGAATGCCAGTCGCGGCGGCACCTTGTCGGCCAGCGCCTCAGCAAGGTAGAACGCCTCGCGCAGCGTCGGGACATGGTCGAGTTGACTAGACTGACCAGCCTGCCGCATGACCGACAGCATGCTCACGATCAGCGTCGACAGGTTGCTGTGGACGCCAGTGCGGCTGCTGATGACCTGCGCTTCGTCCGCCGATTGCAGGTAACTGAACTCGATCGTGCGAGCGAAGCGGTTGACGAACGCGACGTTCATCTCGCGCACCCCGGCGTACATGCCGGTGTAGTCGCCGCGGCCATTCGAGTTGTCCGCAGCCATGAACACGACACCCGGAGCCTTGCGAATCACCTCGCCGGTCTCAGGCACCGTGACCACGCCTTCCGGCTCCAGCGGCGCATGCAGCGCCGACAGGTACTCAGGTCGAGCGAACGACACCTCGTCGAGCAGGATGACTGCACCGGGGCGCACGAAGCCGCGCAGGATGATGCCGTGCTGGTAGACGGTCGAGCCGTTCTTGACACGCTCGCCGCCGATGAACTCGTAGCGCTCAGCACCGCTGTCGAACGACACGCGGACGAAGGCGCGACCAAGGCCAGCGCACAGGTTGCGCACGAACTCCGTCTTGCCGGTGCCGGCAGGACCAGCCAGCCACACGTTGCGGCCACGGGCAACAGCCGTCACAGCAGTGAACAGTTGCTCCGCGTTGAACTTGTACAGCGGGTCGAGCGCGGGGGCCGCCGGGTCGTTGTAGACATCGACCTCGTACGCACCGTGCTTGCCACGGATGCCGAAGGCCTCGCGCAGTGACTTGCGACCGACGACCTCGACGTTGGGCACCTCGACCGCCGCAGAAGGCGCAGGAGCCGCGATCGGTGCGAGGGAGCCGCTGATAAGGCCCATCGAGGAAATCGCCTCAGCGACCTTCTCCTGCGGCAGAGCGGCCACTTGCTCGATGAAGTCCTGCTTGGACTTGCGAGCGTAGTCGCCAGCGGAACCGGACACCCGGCGAACCAACTCGACGAGTTGGGACTTGGACATTTGGTTGATCATGGGAGCCTCACAGTTGTTGTTGATTGTCTGACCTCGTCAGGCAGCGCATCACGCTGCGACAGGGACGCCTCACGGCGAGCCTGTTTCGGTCTATCGGGCCATCTCCTTGATGCCCTTGATCCGGCCATCGAAGTGGCCAAGTTGGTACACGTAGGTGATCTGCGATCGAACGCAGGATTCAGACACCACGTAGCCATCTTTCGATGCCTGCTCGATGTACTTGAACAGTCGCTCGACAATCCGATCGACTTCTTCGTTTTCGTGTTTCATTTCGAATCCTCCTCGTCCAGCCAACCGAAAGCGATGTATCCGGCCAGTGCGAACACGGCCAGTGCGAGCGCCATGCGTGGCGCGTAGAACAGGAATGCGTCCATCGATCACCTCACAGGTCGAACAGCGAGACGCTGGTGGAGCGCACTTCCGACACGACTTCGGCGAGTTGCTCGTCGGTCAGAATCTTGCGCACCTTGGTCGAATCGATGCGGCTCGATGACCGCTCCGACACGACGGCGCGGAAGACCTCGCCGCGGTACTCGCCAGCGCCAGAGTCGCGCAGGATTTTCTTGATGGCCTCAGCCTGCTGGTTGAGGGCGGAGATTTGTGCGTTGAGCGCACCCAGTTGGTCGACGATCTGCATATAGCCTCACAGTTGTGTTGATGTTGTTGGTCTCGTCAGTGGCAGCATCACTGCCAGACCGGCTCACGCCGGTTTCGACCTGAAGTAAAAAGTAGGTGGGATTGCACTTCCCGAAACATTCCGCCGTGGCAACCGGAGTTTGTTGTCCGGTTGTTACTCCACGGCGCGAAGGCTTTGTTTCCTACCTTTCAGGCATCAACTAGCCTCAAGGTCAGAAGTTGTAGTCGTAGAACTTGACCGGCTCGTCGGACAGGCCATAGCGCCGCTTCGCGGCATCCTTCCAGCCGTGCTTGCCAAGGCGGATGCGGACAACGCGACCGTCCGGGTCGCTCTTGATCAGCCACTGCTGGCTGCTCTGGTTGACCACCGTGCCGAAGAAGCCGCCGGGGACAAAGTCAGGCTTCCACGAGGGGTCGCGCTCAGCCTTCATGGCGCGTATTTCGAGCGTCTTGTCGCTCACGCGCCGCACGATCTCGAAAGGGTTCACGTCGCTGTAGCCGTAGTGGTTGGCGTAGTTCATGTTCATCTCCAGTTGTTGTTAACAGTTGTGACTCAGTGCAGCGTCCTAAGCGAGGGCGCTCTACTCAGTCGCGAGATTGATTCTCCGGTTCGTTGGGCATCGTCAGACTTTCGGGCGGCTGCTGTACTTGCAGGTCATTGCCTTCAACCCTACGGCTTCACCGATGCTTTAGGCCGGACTCCGTCTCAGGGAGCCGCCGGGCTGCTTGCGCTCATCCGGCACCAGAACCTTTGTTTGGGTGGCCCGTCTGGGAGGCCAGTGGTGCGTATCCTGAACAGTTCCACAGTTGTTGTCAACACTTGTTTCTGACAAATGTCGAAATAAGTGATTTCCCCTACGAAAATAGGAGTTTCGAGATGATGAAGGGCAAAATGCACGGCAAGAAGCACGGTTCCAAGCACGGGCGCAGCGAAATGCGAGCGCTGAAGCGTGGCGGTGCGAGCAAGGCTGTTGTGGCCGAAGAGGCCGCTGAGTACGGCATGAAGCACGGCGGCATGGTCGGCAGCGGCTGCGGTGGATACCGCGGCAAGCAGGACTACGGCAAGCGCTGATGCCCGGACTGTACGAGAACATTTGGAAAAAGCGCCGCCGCATCGCCGCAGGGAGCGGGGAATCGATGCGCAAGCCGGGATCAAAGGGCGCACCCAGTGCCGCAGACTTCCGGAAGGCCTCTAAGACAGCGAAGCGCGGCAAGAAGTGAGCGAGGGAGAGGCAGTGAACAGCGAGAGCAAGCGTGAGGAAAAACGCCGCGCCGCAAGGGAGCGGAAGGACGCGATCCAGCAGCAGGAACTCGCCACAGAGCGGGAGAGAGAGCAGGCAGCCTTCAAGGCACTGCAGGAGTCCAGACAGAAGGGAATCATGGGGAGACCCAGTTCCTACACAGACGAGAGGGCAGACGAACTCTGCACATGGATCGCACAGGGGAACAGCCTGCGCAGTTTCTGCAAGATCCACGGGATGGAAGCCCAGACGGTGTACCGGTGGATGCGGGAGCGCCCCGACTTCCAGCAACGCTACGCACGCGCACACGAGGATCGTGCCGACAGTCTGGCCGACGAGATGTGCGACATCGCCGACGAGGTGGCCGCCAACGGGGGCAGCATCGAGGCCGTACAGGCCGCCCGACTGCGGATCGACACACGCAAGTGGATTGCCGCCAAGTTGCGACCGGGCCGCTGGGGGGAGGTGCAGGCACCCAAGGCGCAGACCGCCGTCACGTTCAAGATCGGACTGCCCCTCATGGACAGGGGTGGGGGTGGGATCACCATCGACGCTACCCCTGCTGTTGAGGCGCTCCCAGACGGGGCGGAGGCGGCCTAATAGCGGATCGCGCACTCCTTTAATGGCATGGCAGACCCCCCTCCGGCCTGCCGTCCAGCGGCGGCATCCGGCCCCCGCCAGCGGCCCATCGAGCGCGACGGGGGGTGGCTTTGGTTCCACCACACATACCTACTCACACGCACTGGGTTGGCCGCTCACACGCACTGGTCGACTCCGGTCGTGACCCCCTGCTGGCCACTGAGCTGCAGGCCGGGGGGCTATGTTGGCCGGCTACAAAATTTTTTTGCGGCTGCCCTTTAGGCGGTCGATGTACCCAATCGGTCACTGGGCACCCTCCTCATCGCCCAAAGTCAGGTCGCCTCCCCTGACGGTAGTGACGCGGGATGTCGTAACCCGCACTTACTAGGGGGTTCGCATGATTCCGAAAGAGTTTTCGATCATGGGGTGTACCGTGACTGTCGAGATCCTCAGTGAAGAGGAGTGGCAGCACGAGGGGGCGGTTGGTCTGTATGACCCCTCCCGGCACAGCATCAAGCTACTGAAGACTAGCCAGCAGCTGATGGAACACACGTACTTCCACGAGCTGGTGCATTGCATCCTTCACACGATCGGCAGGACGAAGCTGTCTGACGATGAGGAGCTGGTGGACATGGTCGCAGGACTGTTCCATCAGGCTGTTAAGACAGCTGTGTATCCGAACAACAAAAAGGGCAAATGAGGCATGGTTAGAAAATTTAGTGATGAGGAGCTGTTGGCTTCTCTTGAGCGCAACCGGTATGTGAGATCTGAGACTGCTCTTGAGCTGGGGATCTCTGTCAGGAACCTGCTCATGCATGTGGGCAGGCTGAAGGCGATGGGGGTGAACATCCCTGACACGTCTTACCCGATCGGTTCTCAGACCCGTTACTTCGCGGACAAAAAGCAGCAGTTCGAGATCAAGGAGCTTCCGGATGACGACGTCTCCGTGGAGGAGCTGGTCAAGATCCGCAAGCAGCAGTTCGCTGCCAAGAAGAGCCATGAAGAGGCGGCCAAGCTCATCCCGGTCAAGATCAAGATCGATGGCGCGGTAGGCCTCCTGCACTTCGGTGACCCGCACGTCGACGACGACGGCACGGACATTGCCGCCTTGGAGCGCCACACCAAGCTGGTGTCGGACACGCCGGGGTTGTTTGCCTGCAACGTGGGCGACACCCTGAACAACTGGACGGGCCGGTTGGCCCGGTTGTACGGCGAGCAGGCTACGTCAGCGGCGCAGGCATGGCGTCTGGCGGAATGGTTCGTCGGACGCTGCGACTGGCTGTACATGATTGGAGGAAACCACGACCTGTGGTCTGGCGCTGGAGACCCGCTGAAGTGGATCGCAAAGCAGCAAAACGCCTTGTACAAATCCTCAGAGGCACGCATAGCCTTGAGGTTTCCAAATGGGCAAGAGGTGCGTGTGAACGCACGCCACGATCATGTCGGCTCCTCGATATGGAATCCTGCCCACGGGCCGATGAAGGCCGCGATCATGGGCACGCGAGATCACCTGTACGTCGCCGGACATAAACACGAGTCGGCGTACTCAGTGCTGAAAGACCCCATCAGCGGGATCACGATGCATGCACTGAAGGTTTCGAGCTACAAGATCTACGACCGTTTCGCAAAGGAGCGCGGCTTCAGGGACAATACGCTCAGTCCTTGTGCGCTGACTGTGATCAACCCATCCCTTCCGAATTCGCACCCAGACCTGATCAAGGTCTTCTGGGAACCGGAGGAAGGAGTCAACTACCTTAACTTCTTGCGGAAGAAGAAATAATGGAACTTCAAGCTGTCTTTAACGTAGTCCTTGGCCTGTCAGCAACAGGCTTGGGATGGTTCGCTAGAGAACTCTGGTCTGCGGTGAGTGATCTTAAAACGGATGTTGCAAAGCTGAGGGAGGATATCCCAAGGCACTACGTCGCTAAAGATGACTACCGCGAAGACATCCGTGAATTGAAAGGCATGTTAGAAAAGATCTTCGACCGGCTAGAGAACAAGGCAGACAAGTGAGGCAATCATGAGCGAGGCAAGCGAAATTGAAATGTTCAAGGCAAAGGTTCAGGCAGAACTGAATCGCCTTGAAGCTGGCTCTTCTGCAAAAGATGTGGCAGGCAAGGCTATTGGAAAGGATGGCCTGAAATACATAACGGTCATTGTTGTGATCGGAGTTGTATCTAGCCTTGCATTGGACTCCGACAAGATCGCCGCCGTAATGGGACTTCTTGGCGCTTCCCTTACCGCATTGATTTCAATGCTGAATGGGATTGCAGGCGCGAATGAAAAAGAAGAGAAGCCTGAATTTGGCGTTATCAAAGAGCTGATATCGAAGCTTGATAAGCTGGATCGCAAAGAGATGCCAATGCGTGTTGACGTGGAAGGCGATCATGTGACCGTCACCAAAGGCGAAGATGTAGTGAGGGCAAGCAAATGATGACTCTGATTTCTACGCTGACTTCGTTCTTGGCCGGCGGCCTTCCGAAGTTGCTGTCCATTTTCCAAGATCGTCAGGACAAGAAGCACGAGCTTGCGATGATGAACGCTCAGAAAGAGAAAGAGCTTGCGCTTGTCGAGCGCGGGTATCTTGCTCAGGCAAAGGTCGAGGAGATCAAGCTTGAGCAAGTCTCTCTTCAGACTGCGATGGAAGAGCGCAGTGCGCTTTACCAGCACGACATGGAGATCGGCAAGGGAGCCTCGCAGTGGGTGATCAACCTGCGTGCGAGTGTTCGACCCGTGATTACTTACGGGATGTTCTTGCTGCTCGTGTTCGTTGACATCGCTGGCTTTGTGTACGCATGGCGTATGGGCACTGACTTCCAGATCATGCTCGACTACATGTGGGACGAAGACACCCAGATCATCTGGTCTAGCGTGATTGCATTCTGGTTCGGCACGCAAGCTTTCTCCAAGAAGTAACGATGCACCTCCTCCTTCTGATATGGCTGCTGCCATACTTCGAGGATTCCGACTCTGAGATCTCTGAAGAAGTCTGGAAGGACTGGCAATGAAGATCGGCCCAGCCGCAATTAAAGTCATCAAGCACCACGAGGGCGTAAAGTACAGACCGTACCTATGCCCCGCGCACTTGTGGACTGTCGGCGTTGGCCATCTCTTGTATCCGCAGCAGACTAAGCTTCCGATGCTCAGAACGCCGGAGAACGCCGCAATGATTCTGCGTAAGGAATTTTCCTTACTGCCGGAGGACAATCGTGTCTGGAGTGCTGCTGAAGTGGACGATCTCCTCTCTCAAGACCTTATGCGTTTTGAGCGTGGAGTGGCCCGTCTTTGCCCTAACTCTCTTAGCAATCAAGGACGGTTTGAAAGTCTTGTCTCTTTTGCATTCAATGTAGGATTAGGCAATCTTCAGCGAAGTGGGCTTCGCATGAAGAACAATCGTGGGGACTTTGAGGGGGCCGCTGAAGAGTTCATGAAATGGACTAAAGGCGGTGGTCGTGTGTTACCGGGACTTCTGAAGAGGCGCAGAGACGAACAGGCTTTGTACCTCTCATGTCCAAGCTAGATAAGATCGCAGAGGCGGCCAACGCCGTATCGAACCCCCTCTCCGCTGCGAAGACTACGGTGGAGTCTGCTCGTGGCTTGATGAACGAGACCTATGGTCTTGTTGAAGACGCCCGTGCTATTGCCGCGAAAGAAGCTGCCGTAAGGCAGAAGAAGCGCGACGAAGCAGCGCTGAAGCCGCAGCTCACAAAAGATCGTGTTACGAAAGTCGTTACAACCCGCGAAGTCAATTCGGCTGTAATCGACTACAACACAAAGACAAGCGCCGCGACTGCTGCAATGAAAGCAGCTCTCATCCGCGAGAAGCAGCGCGAAGAAGAGCATGCTATGTACTGGTCTATGTCCCAGTCTGAGCGTGCAGAATACGACCGCGCACGCAAAGAGCAGAATGAGAAGATCAAGCAAGAGCAGCTAAGGATCGTTCGAGAGAAGCGTAAGAAAGACGAAAGGAACGAAGTTATTCTTGCTGTTGTCGTGTCACTGATTATTTTCGTAGGCGGAGTTTACGGGATGCTTGCTTGGTTAGCTTATGCTTCCAACAACCAGCCCTTGAAGCAAGCACTTGGCCTTGGGTAACGCTTTAATAAGGAGGCACTTATGAAAGCCAGCGATGTGAAAAGAGAGGATGGCAAGATTGTTTATCGGGGCCACAAGTTCCCCGGATTCAATAAGCCGATCAATGCTCCGTCTGGAGCCAAAGAGAAGAAGATGGTTCTTGCCAAGAAAGGCGAGGACGTGAAGCTTGTTCGCTTTGGCCTTCGTGGCATGCAGGACTACACGCAGCACGGCAGTGAGAAGCGACGGGATAATTACCGCGCACGCTCTGCCGGCATCCGCGACAAGTCTGGCAACCTGACCAAGGACGACAAGTTCTCAGCGAATTACTGGGCACGAAAAGTACTCTGGTAATGGAAGTCCAGTACTACCCGCCGGGGCCGGCGTGTGAGTCCTTCCATCTGGATGGCTCATTCGTACGCGGCCTTATGGGGCCAGTAGGCTCTGGCAAGTCCACCGCATGCTGCTACGAGATCCTCATCCGCGGCGTGCAACAGCAACCGGGGCCGGACAAGATCCGCCGCTCACGATGGGCTGCGCTGCGTAACACGTATCCTGAACTCAAGTCGACCACGATCAAAACGTGGATGGACTGGATGAAGGATATTGCTGTGATGAAGTGGGATACGCCGATCACCTCAACGATCGCCATCGACAACATCGGTGACGGCACTGGGGTTGAGATCGAAGTTCTCTTCATCGCTATCGACAGACCTGAAGACGTGAACAAGCTTCGGTCGCTCGAACTCACAGGCGCGTGGATCAACGAAGCCTCTGAGATGGACAAGTCAGTCCTCGACATGTGTACGCAGCGTATTGGTCGTTACCCGTCCAAGCGCGTCGGCGGCCCGTCATGGACTGGCGTGATCATGGATACCAACCCACCGGACGATGATTCTTGGTGGTATAAGCTGGCAGAAGAAGACAGGCCGAAGGGCTACAAATTCTTCCGCCAGCCGGGAGGCCTCATGCAGGATCTGGACGAAAAGTCCGATACCCACATGGAGTACATCCCAAACCCAAGAGCGGAGAACATCCAGAACCATAGCCTTGGTTACCAGTACTACCTGAATCAGGTGGCTGGCAAAACCGAAGACTGGATCAAGGTCTTCCTGCTTGGGGATTACGGCACTACGATGGACGGTAAGCCCGTCTATCCGGAGTGGAACGACAAGGATCACTTTAGTAGCAATTCGCTTATGCCGGTCGATGGTATGCCGGTAATCCTGTCGTTTGACTTTGGCTTGACCCCCGCATGTGTGTTCTTGCAGATGTCTCCAAAGGGACAGCTTCTCATCCTTGATGAGCTAGTCTCTGAGGACATGGGCATCCGCCAGTTCTACTCAGAAGTTGTCAGGCCTTTCATTCTTCAGAAGTACTCTCGCCATCGGATCGAGGCTGTGGGTGATCCGGCGGGAAACATTCGCGCACAGACTGACGAGAAGACCTGCATGCAGGAGCTTCTCTCAATGGGACTGATCTGCGAACCAGCGCCGACAAACGAGTTTTTGGCCAGACGCGAAAGCGTGGCCTTTTTTCTTCAGCGTCTCTCTTCCAGTGGGCCGGGGTTTATCCTTGGCCCTGACTGCAAGATGCTGAGAAAAGGATTCAATGGCGGCTATCGGTACGAGCGCATTCGTGCGTCAGGCACAACGAAGTTCAAGGATCGTCCGGTTAAGGACAAGTTTTCTCACGTTCACGACGCCCTGCAATACGGGTGTCTGCACATGAGGCACGAGATGAACCCCGTTCGACGCAAACCTATCAGAGAAGCAAGCACAGGCGGTTGGGTATAAAACATGGCACTTAAATCGGTCAAGTTACAAAAAGCGCAAGAGGACTCGGTCATCCTTGAGGAGCCGGTCGTGTTGTCGCTTTCAGCCTACGTCCGTCGTTGCTATGAGGAAGCAAAGACCGCGAAGTCTGACGTGACGGAGCGCTTGCTCCGCGCAGAGCGTCAGCGCCGTGGCGTTTACGATCCTGACAAGCTCGCAATGATCCGCGACACTGGCGGCTCAGATATTTTCATGATGCTCACGGATATCAAGTGCCGTGCTGCTGAGAGCTGGATCAAGGACGTCATGCTTTCGACTGGCGAGAAGTCGTGGAGCCTCAAGCCCACTGCTGAGCCTGAAGTTCCGGATGTCCTACGTAACGAGATCATCGAGGCCGTCACTATCGAGGCCGATCAGGTTCAGAGCGCCGGCATTGGCGTGAACCCGCAGAGCATCGAGAAGCGCATGGAAGAGATCCATGCGGAAGTGAAGAAGCGCCTGATGGAACATGCCAAGGACGCTTCGATGAAGATGGAGCGCCGCATCCTCGACAAGATGCAGGACGCCAAGTTCGACAGCACGCTCAGCGAGATCATCTACGACTTCGTTACGTTCCCGTGCGCCTTCATCAAAGGCCCGATGATTCGTACGAAGAAGGTCATGAAGTGGGGTTCCAACTGGACGCCCAAGGTCGAGGAGACGATCGTCGAGGACTTCGAGCGCGTCTCGCCCTACGACATCTTCCCCTCGCCGAACGCGACAACCTGCCAAGACGGCTACCTGATCCATCGCCATCAGATGACTCGTGCGGACATCGAAGTGCTGCGTAGTACTCCTTCGTTCGATCAGGGTGCCATTGATGAAGTCCTGCGCCTGTATGGCCGCTCAGGACTTCGCGAGCTGGTGCAGTCAGACACTGAGCGCAACCTGCTCGAAGGTCGCAACAACACGCTGGTCGGCACTGAGCTGATCGAGGGCGTGGAGTTCTGGGGGTCTGTCTCCGGCTACATGCTCCGCGAGTGGGGCATGTCCGATGTTGAAGATCACCGCGAATATGAAGTCAACGTGTGGATGGTCGGCAGCTATGTGATCAAGTGCGTCAGGAATCCTGACCCGCTTGACCGTCGCCCGTACTCGAAGGCGTCTTGGGAGTCGATCCCCGGCGCGTTCTGGGGTCTGGCCCTGCCTGAGATGATGACCGACATCCAGACTGTGTGTAATGCCGCCGCTCGTGCGCTGGCGAACAACATGGGCATTGCCTCCGGGCCGCAGGTCGAGATCTCTGTCGACCGCCTGCCTGACGGCGAAGACCTGACCAAGATGTACCCGTGGAAGATCTGGCAGACGACGTCAGACCGAACCGGTGGCGGTCAGCCGGCTGTTCGCTTCTACCAGCCCAGCATGAATGCGGATGCATTGCTTGCGGTGTACCAGTACTTCCAGCGCATCGCTGACGAAGTGACTGGCGTGCCGAACTACATCTACGGAAGCGGTCAGGCGTCTGGTGCAGGACGCACTGCGTCTGGCCTTTCGATGCTGATGGAGAATGCCGCGAAAGGAATTAAGCAGGCTATCCTATCGCTCGATGCTGCGACCACTGATGTCATTCATCGCTTGTACGATCACTTGATGATCTACGACGACGACCATTCGATTAAGGGCGATATGCAGATCGTCCCTGCCGGAGTTGTCGGCACGCTGCTCAAGGAGTCTGTCCAGCAGCGCCGGAACGAATTCCTGCAGCTGACATCCAACCCGGTAGACATTCAGATCATGGGGCCAAGCGGACGCGCAATGCTGCTCCGCGAGGCGGCCAAGGCTCTGAACATGGATATCGACAAGATCATCCCTGACCCTGAGAAGGTCATGGAAGCTCAGAAGATGCTGAGTGAGATGGCTGCTCAGCAGCAACCGCAACCCGCCCAGCCCGAACAACTCCCACCCCAAGGAATGATGCAATGAGCAAAGTAGGAAATTTCGCCGCAGGCTTGCTTGGCGGCTACGTTGGATACAAGCAGCAGCAGGAAGCCAAGGCTGAGCGGAAGGAAGACCGCGAAATGATGCAGGCCATCCTTGGAAAGAAGAAGGATGACAGCGCAAACCAGCCTGCTGCTGTCGCCAAGACCGCGATGGCGGAAGGCGCTGCCGCTGGAGATGCTGTGTCAATGCAAAACCCGCAGGATGAAGAAGTCCGTGGATTTGCTAACGGCGGCATGATCGGCGAGATGCCGAAGCAGTACGACCGCTTTGGCTGGCAGCGTCAGTCCTTCAAGAAGGGCACGCCCAGCTTCTAATGGATCAAAGAACTAGAGAGGCGCTGAACCGTCTGAGTGCCGACTCAGACTTTCAGCTTTTCGTTTCGCATCTAACGGGATTGCGCGATGCGCGGCTTGTTGAACTGGAAGACGCTACGGTGGCGCTCCAGTCTCACAAGCTGCAAGGCTACTGCCAAGCATTGCGTGATGTCGTGCAGATGTGTGCTAGGAAACCCTAGCGCACCGGAACCGGAGGAATCCGGATTGTTAGTAACAGCCTGAATACCAGATCGTAGGCAGAGAACACCGATAGGCTCTCTTGCGCGAAGGTTGGCTCATGGAGTGTTAAATGGCTCGCGTTAATAGGAATGCTGAAAAGCAAGCGCAACTTGCAGATGAGATGTACAACAAGGTCTATGGGAACACCGGCACGCCGGCTCCCGAAAACAAAGATCCGCCTCCGCAGGAAACTGCAGAAGCTCCAGTCACGGAACCGGTTACTGATCAAGCCGCTCCCATTGACGAGGCACCAGCCGAAGTCAAGAAGGAAAACGACGAGAGTCAGCCCAAGCCCAAGTTCCCTGATGCAGATCCGAACGATAAAAGTTGGGAGCAGCGGTACAAAGTTCTCGCGAACAAGTACTCAGCTGAAGTCCCACGCTATGCGGCTGAGATCCGTTCTCTGAAAGCAGAGATCGCGGAACTCAAGAAGTCTGCAGAAGCAAAGCCGGAACCAGCCAAACAGGTTGACACTCTCGTCAAGCCTGAAGAAGTTGCTGAGTACGGTGAGAAGTTCGTCGACTTCGTGAAGCGTGCAGCCAAAGAGGTTGTACCTAACGATGTCAGCGAGCTGCGTTCAACGGTCGAGGAGCTTCGCAAGACAAACTCCCAGCTGGAGCGAAAGCGGTTCTTTGAAGAGCTTGTCGGCCTCTCCCCAACATGGGAGTCGCTGAATACGGACAAGGAGTTTCTTGACTGGCTTGGGGAGCTTGATCCCTACACCGGTCAGCAGCGCCAGTCTCTGTTCGACGACGCTTATGCAAAGTTAGACGCTTGGCGTGTCGCCAACTTCTTCAACTCCTATAACGATGGCCTTGAGAAAAAGGAACCTCCTGCGCAAAAGCCTAACCTTGCGGATCAGGTCACGCCTAAGACAACTGGCAAGACCGCACCCCCGCAAGGAAAGAAGCTTTACACGAATGCAGAAGTCGCTCGTTTTTACGACGAACTGCGCCGTGGAAAGATCACACAGGAAGATGCGCGGAGGATTGAGCAAGATATCTTCGCTGCTCAGGCAGAAGGACGCTTTCGATAAGCCCCTGCCCAGTGAAGTCAACTAAAGGAAGTTCAATATGTCTCTCGCAGTAAGTGGTAACTACTATGGTGCCGGTTCGGGCACTGATGCCTACACTGGCAAGTTCATCCCTGAGATTTGGTCTGGCAAGCTTCAGGTCAAGTTCTATCAGACGACCGTGTTGTCTGATATCACGAACAACGACTGGGAAGGTGAGATCAAGGATCAGGGCGACAAGGTCGAGATCCGCACGGTTCCGTCGATCACTATCAACAACTACCTCAAGGGCCAGACGCTTGCCGCGCAGGTTCCGACGAACGACGTTCTTGAGTTGTTGATCGACAAGGGCAAGTACTTCTCCGTCGTCGTTGATGACGTGGATGACGTGCAGTCGGATCTCAAGCTCATGGACATCTTCACGAACGACGCTGCTCAGCAGATGAAGATTGCCGTGGACACCGACGTGCTTGGCGCGTTGGTTGGCGCTTCGGTCGCGGCCAACGAGGGCGCGACTGCCGGTGCGATCTCTGGCGACATCAACCTCGGCGTGTCGGTCGGTGGCTCGAAGGCTGCCCGTAAGGTCACCTCGACCAACGTGATCGACTACCTGATCGCGATGGGCCAGTGCTTGGACGAGCAGAACGCTCCGGAAGATGGCCGTTGGGTCGTCATCCCGGCGTGGATGGCGTCGAAGATCAAGACGTCCGACCTCAAGGACGCCTCGATCACGAACGATTCCATGTCGCCGCTGCGTAATGGCCGCCTTGGCATGATCGATCGTTTCACCCTGTATGTCAGCAACCTGCTCCCGTCGCAGACTGGCATCACTGGTGAGGGTGCGGACGCCAGCGTTAAGGCGTTCAGCTGCTTCGCTGGTACCCGTGATGCGATCACGTTCGCGTCTCAGATCACGAAGATGGAGTCGCTCCGTAGCACGACTACGTTCGGCAACATCGTCCGTGGCCTGAACGTGTACGGCTACAAGGTCGTGAAGCCGGAGGCTCTCGTCGAGGGCTTCTTCTACAAGGGCTAATCCCTAGTAGGTAACAGGGAGGGTGGTTGGGGATTCCCGGCCACCCTCTCTTCTTGAGGAGGAAGGCATGCTTTTACGAAACAAGCGGACAGGGTTTGTATACTCGTACTCGAAGGTTCTCGCGAACGATCCAGAGTTCGAGTTGTTTGAGGAACAGCCTGTTGCGACTGTTTCGCAAGAGCATACTGAGACGGTGACAGTTCCTGTAAGGAAGAGAAAGTCAAAGAAGTCTGGAGAATCTAATGGCACTAACGCCCAATAGTCTTTTCGATCGTGTACGCGATCTGATTCAGGACGTAGGTAAAGTCCGCTGGACTGACACCGAACTCCTGAATTATCTGAACGATGGCCGGCGCGACCTCGCTGCCGCACGTCCAGATCTCTACGCGGAGACGACGAACCACGCCCTTGTTGCCGGCACGCGCCAGACAATTCCGTCAGACGGAACACGGCTGATCGATGCCATCCGCAACGTGACTTCTGCCAACGTGATTGGCCGCGCAGTCAGGATCGTCGAGCGCGAGATTCTGGATGCGCATTCGCCTGACTGGCACACGGAGCCGGTATCAACCTCAATCAAGAACTTCATGTACGACGAGCGCGAGCCGAAGACGTTCTACGTCTACCCGCCTGCCGCCTCTGGTCACAAGATGACCATCGTCTACTCTAAGGCTCCTGCGGAGCTTATCTCTGCCGACCTCGTTTCCTCTTCAGTCCTTGAGAAGGAAGACATCTTCATCAGTGCGCTGGTGGACTATATCGTCTACCGCTGCCTGAGCAAGGATGCTGAGTTCGCCGGCAATGCCCAGCGTGCGGTTATGCACTATCAGGCATTTGCCAACCTAGTCGGCATTGGCAACAAGAAGCGGCTCACGAACTCACCCAACTTGAACAACGTCGGCGGCGCAGTCCCGCGGGTCGCTACAGTGGAGGCTGGAGGTTAAGTCATGGCAACTCTCACCAGCTTCTACCCGTACGTCCTGCCGGACGTCCCCGGCTGCCCTGAGATCTCCGTTGATCTCGCTTTGAAGGCATCGCTTATCGAGTTTTGCGAGAAGTCCCTGATCCTGCAGCGCGACCACGACCCGCTTACAGTTGTTGCGGGTGTTGTGGATTACGACTTCGAGCCGCCCACCGGCAGCCTCGTAGTCAAGATCATGAAGGCTTGGTACAAGACCAAGGAGCTTCAGCCCGTCGCCCCTGATGAGATTGACAGGGCTGAGCTGTACAACCGCACCTTCGTCGGCGCAAGCACGGACGGCGCTGAGCCGCAGTACATCCTGCAGAAGGACGAGCGCACCTTCTCGCTGTTCCCCATCCCGAAAGACACGGTCGCGAACGCCCTGACGATGCGCGTTGCCTACAAGCCGACCAGAACCGCGAACACCGTTGATGACGTCCTGTTCGAGGACTACGCGGAAACGATCGCTCACGGTGCCAAAGCGCGGCTGTTTATGTCACCGGGAAAGACGTACACGAACCCGCAGCTTGCTGTTGCGGCGATGGATCAATTCGGTCGCGGCGTGAATACCGCCCGTCAGCGAGCCGTTCGAGGGCATGTGCGGTCTGACTTGTCCGTCCAGATGCGGAGACTCTAATGGCCTACAGCACTACTATCCCGCTGGTTGAGGGAGACACTCTCCCGATCCTGTACATGAACCTGAAGGACAGCAACGAGGCCGCCGTCGGCCAGACGCTGGACTCGACAAACCCGGCTACGTGGGCACCGATCAATCTGGCTGATGCGACTGTGCGGCTGAAGATCCGCGCTGTTGGCTCCAGCGCGATCAAGGCGACGATCACTGGGTCAGTCACTGACGCAGCCAACGGGCGTGTGGCATTTCAGTGGTCATCCGGTGCGCTCGATACCGCAGGCACTTACGAAGCAGAGGTCGAGGTCACTTACCTCAACGGCACCATCCAGACCGTGTACGACCTTCTGAAGCTGAAGGTCAGAGCTGACTTCTAATGATTCGCGCAATCTTCGAGGTTGCGAGTCCAAGCCCTAGCATCCAGATAGCCGAAGCTGCGGCGGATGTTTCGTACAAGAACGTCCGCGCCCAGAGTGACTGGGTAGCACTTGGGCTAGACCCTGAATATGTAGAGCTGAAGGGACAGCTGAGCTACGTCAACCTTGTTGGCGAGCTGAGGTACATCAACCTTCAGGCCGCGAATGTCTACGCAGATCCGACCCCGCCTGACCGCTGGGTCAACGACATTCAGATCACGGTCGATAGCGTATTCATTACCTTCGAGAAGGTTCCTGCAGACATCGTAACGACGTCTGACAGGCGGACGTTTGTCTTCTTTAAGGGCAACGCCGACAGCTTCTCGACCGTCGATTCCTCTAGGTTCAGCTTCGGCAAGAGATCGACTGACTCTCAGGCTGTATCCGATCAGATACAGTCGAAGGACTTCGGCAAGGGGCTGTCTGATCTTCAGGCCGCAGCTGATGCGGTTCAGAAAAGCATGTCGCTTGCGAAGGCTGACTTCTTTTCGGCTAATGACACAAGTCGCTACAACCTATCGAAGCCGCTGAGCGATGACTTCTCTACGCTAGACAGCAGCGTATTCACATTCTTTGCTGCAAAGGATGATTCTGTATCTACATCAGATACAACGTCTAGCTTCTTCAGCAAGCTGCTTGCAGATGTTGCGCTTGCAGATGACAGGTTCAGCATTGAAGACGAGCTGCAGCAGACAATCGGAAAATCTCTTTCTGATTCGTTTGATGTCTCAGACTCGCTGTCTTATGCCGTAAACTTCAACAGAAGCTTTTCGGAAACTGAGTACGCTATCGACTCCCAGAACCTATCGTTCTTTAAGGGTCTTAGCGACTCTAAATCAACATCAGACTCCGGCGCTTTGCGGATGACCGACTATGCGGACATCTCCTATTTCGCCGAAGACTATGTCGGCGTTTCACGCACTTTCTAAAACTGAGGTTCAGTAAATGAAACTTGTAGAAGACATCAAGGCCACCGGCAAGCTTCAGATCCGGCTGTTCGACGAGAACGGCGGTTTGAAGGAAGAGCTGGAGTTCAACAACCTCGTCGTCACTGTCGGCAAGGACTTCATCGCTTCGCGCATGGTTGGAACCGCCTCTGCCGTTATGAGCCACATGGCGATCGGCGAAGGCTCAACCAGCCCTGTCGTTGGCAACACGACGCTTGGCAACGAACTTGGCCGCGTTGCGCTTACGAGCGGCACGGCGAGCGGCTCTGTTGTGACGTACTTCGCGACCTTCGGTGCAGGCACTGGCACTGGCCCCATCACTGAGGCCGGCGTGTTCAATGCTGGCGCTGCTGGGACTATGCTTTGCCGCACTACGTTTGCGGTTGTGAACAAAGGCGCAGCCGACAGCATGGCGGTGACTTGGACTGTAACGATCTCCTAATAGGGGCAAGGCATGTCGAATCTTACGACTCGCGCAGGAAAGGGAAGTCCACTCACCAACAATGAGCTGGACGCCAACTTCACCAATCTCAATGCGGACAAGGTTGAGATCGGTGGAGATCTTTCTGGCACCCCAACTGCGCCCATCGTTACCAAGGTTCAGGGCCAGAGCTTCTCGTCCGCCGCAGCTAATGTCGGCGAGAAGCTGGTCTGGAACGGTACTGCATGGGCACCCGCAACAGATCCCAGCGGGGAACCTATCGGTCATGCCGATAAGAGCGAGTCGTCGATCGGCTTCAACTCGGGGACTCGTACGTTCACGATCTCCCCTGTCAGCGCGTCGTTTGTCGTTTGGTGCAAGGGCGTAAAGCATACCTATACGTCCGCTCAAACCGTTGTCATCCCGAACACCACCGGCCTGCATTTCATTTACTTCAATGCGTCTGGCGTTCTCTCGACGCAGATGACCTACTTCACTTGGGAAGAGCATGCGCCTACAGCGTATATCTACTGGAATGCGACCACTCAGCAGGCGGTTTACTTCGGCGACGAGCGGCACGGCATCACGCTTGATTGGCAGACTCATGAGTACCTTCACCGTACTCGCGGTGCTGCAATTGCCAACGGGTTTGGCGCGAGCGGGTACACGACGACTGGCACTGGCGCGACTGATGCGGATGCGCAAATCGACATCGGCGGCGGCACGTTCTTCGACGAAGACATGCAGGTCGATATCGTCTCGACTAATACGCCTGTCGCAGGTACGTGGCAGCAGGATCTGTCTGGCCCTGCTCTCATTCCTGTTCTCTATCTTAGTGGCTCTTCTTGGGTCTTAGACTCGCCGACCAACTTCCCTTTTAAGGTTGTCTCAGGAGTCCCGCAGTACAACCTGTATAGCGGCGGCACTTGGTCTACCGCTCCTGTTGCGAACAACGAATACTTCGTTTCGTGGATTCTTGCCACGAACAACCTGACTTACCCCGTCATTGCGATCATCAGTCAGGCTCCGACGAACCAGCTTTCCGGTGCAGAGGCGATGACCTTCGAGGGCTTGAGCCTCAATGGGTTCCCCTCTGTCGAGTTCCGTCCGCTCTACAAAGTCATCTACCAGTACAAGACTGGCTTCACGAACAGCATCAAGGCCAGCACGATTTCGGTTTACGACCTTCGTAGCCTGCAGTCTGCCGGCGTTGCGGCTGCTTTGGTTCAGGATCACGGCAACCTGTCCGGCCTTGGCGATGACGACCACGCACAATACCTACACGTATCTGAAGTCCGCACGCCGTCCTCTGCCGTCAAAAACAGTTTCCTGCCGTCGCAGACAAGCAACAACGGCAAGTACCTCACCACTGACGGAATCAATCCGTCTTGGGGAGATGTCCCGTCAGGCTCGCTGACCTTCACTGGGGATGTCACTGGAACTGGCAACACCGGCTCCTCGACGACCCTGACGCTCGCTAACAGCGGCGTAACAGCCGGAACATTCACCAAGGTGACTGTTGACACTAAGGGCCGCGTGACGACGGGCGCTTCGGCCAACAGCTCAGATATCGCGACGGCATTGGGCTTCACGCCTGAGAACGTCGCCAACAAGGCTGTTGCGAATGGGTATGCCTCACTCGACGGCTCTGGAAAGGTTCCGTCAAACCAGCTTCCGTCCTACGTGGACGACGTGCTGGAATACGCCAACCTTGCGGCCTTTCCGGCCACTGGTGAGACCGGCAAGATCTACATTGCTATCGATACGGTCAAGACCTATCGCTGGTCTGGATCGGCCTACGTTGAGATCACCTCGTCCCCCGGCAGCACAGATGCAGTTCCTGAAGGCAGCACTAACCTGTACTTCACGAACGCCCGTGCGCGAGCTGCTGTTGGCGCGTCAGGCTCACTGAGCTACAGCACTGCAACCGGCATCTTCAGCTACACGCAGCCGACCAATGTCAGCGCGTTCACGAACGACAGCGGCTACCTGACCGGCATAACTGGCGCACAGGTCACATCCGCTCTGGGCTACACGCCATACAACGCAACCAATCCTAGTGGATACATCACCGGCATTACGTCCGGAATGGTCACAACGGCGCTTGGTTACACGCCGTATAACAGCAGTAACCCCAGCGGTTACATCACAAGCTCTTACAACGGATTTATGCTGCGCGGGGCAGCGGTTCAAAGCGACCCGAATACAAACTTTGTTAGCAGCGCATATCGCTTTGACCCAAACGCCAACAATCCGACGAATACCTATTACGCGGTACTGACCTACGGTAACGAAAGTAATGTTGTAGGGCAGCTAGCAACGCACTTTTCGGACGGCACTACTTACACGCGTGCGTACAACAGCGTGTGGTCTGCGTGGCGCACGCAGCTCGATAGCAGCAACTATAGCTCCTACGCCCTCCCGTTAAGCGGCGGGACTCTGAGTGGAGACCTTGGTGTTGGAGTTTCGCCATCCACAAGATTCCATGTCAGCGGTGCTCATACTGGCGGTCGCGGGATTGTTGAGTTCGACAGCACTGATATCGCCCTCATCGCGCTTCGCGCCCCAACAGGATCAGATAAGTTCTGGGGCATTCGCGCTCAGGACTCTGCTGGTGCGGATCTCATGTATTACGGCATGCGGCAGTACGGCTTGATCGACGGGTTTGTTGTTGAGCCGCTGCTAAACGGTGATCCGTCTTTTTTCGTCAAGAGAAGCACTGGCGATGTTGGCGTTGGCATTAGCAGTGGCTTCAATTCTATATCTGGAACTGAGCGCACTGTCTACATCGCAAACAGCAACGCCGCTTCGCTATACCTTCACGCGACCAGTGGGTCTGGACGAAAGTACGCGCTTTTTTCCGGTGCGAGCGGCGGGCTGGCGATCTATGACGTAACCGGCAATGCAACTCGATTCTTGCTCACCACAAGCGCGGCAGACTTCTCCGTTGCTTTGCAGCAAAGCGGAAACCAAGTTCTCCATGCTGGCAACTACGGCAGCGGCTACTTCAAGACGATCAACGGCAGTTCGATCATTGGAACTGGCGACCTCACCGTATCTGGCACAGACAACACGAAGTTGCCGCTGACTGGCGGGACGCTGACGGGTGGCTTGAATGTCGGGAGTGCTATTGGCTCTAGAGGGACGGCGATAAGCGTCTCCGGTTCGTCAAACTCAAGCGCGATCGCCTTAAAGAGCAGCGACTATGCGACCGTCTTCAGTATTCTTCCCCATTCGACCTCCTGGACATACCTAGGAACCGGGGTCTATTACCAGAACGGATCGTGGGTTCACGCAAGCGCGGACAGTAACAACGCATTACTTGGGCTTAATGGCAGCGCAGGCGCTTCGTGGTACGCATCAAACAATAGCACCGCATCGTGGAATGTCGCGACCAATGCGCCGCTCTGGAATTCGGCAGGCACTTGGGTCGGAGCTATAAACGCGGCTGCGGGCGCACAGGTTAACAGCAGCGTTATTCTTACTTCCGCCAACTACAGCAGCTACGCCCTCCCGTTAAGCGGCGGAACGCTGACGGGGAATCTGACGGCTTCTGGCAACGGAACAGGACTGTACTTTACTGGCGGGAACAACCGGATCTATTTCAGCGGCTATCGTGCGATGGAAGGCAGCACGAACGGCGCACAACTTCAGATAGGCGAAAATTACAGCGGGACTTATTTGCAAAGCGCAAATAACTACGCGACGACGTCGAACCATTTGATTCTCCACGCCGGCAACTACAGCTCCTACGCACTCCCATTGAGCGGCGGCACGCTGACTGGCGCTATTTACGTCGGAACAACCAGCAGTGGGTCGGCGGCTCGCGCATTGCGTGTCGGCCCCTCCGGTGGAAGCCCGGCATCGTTTGGCTCGTACTCCGGTTCGTGGCGTTCAACGATTGAAATCTGGGACAACGCCGCAACGCGGATGTTGCATCTCACGCCGCCAGACGGTACGAACTACAACTACAGCTCTATCAAGTCTACCGACGCCGGACTTCGCATTGATGTCGGTGGTAGTGGTGGCACGAACGCGATCGACATCAGTACGAGCGGCGTAGCGAACTTCCCGCAAGGTTTGCAGCAGGGCGGCAACCAAGTCCTCCACGCCGGTAACTACAGCAGCTACGCGCTACCGTTGAGTGGCGGCACAATGAGCGGGGTTATTGGTCGCTCCACCAGCGTTGCCGGGTTTTTCCAAGGTACCTACAACAACGTTGGAGACAATTCTGCGAGATCGAACCCGATCTACACGATTGGATCTAGTTACAACCCAGCGGATACCACTCTTTCCAATATGTATGGTGTCGGGTACGCCCACCCGAACGCCTCGTTCATTAGCGGCCCCGGTTTCACTGGATCATGGGGCATGTACGTTGCCGCTGACGGCAACGCACGAGTATGGCTTGAGGCAAGCAACGGTCGCGTTGAATCTGTTGGGGATATGCGGTCTCCGATTTTCTATGATCGCAACAACACTGGGTATTACAGCGATCCCGCAAGCACATCGAGATTGAATGTAATTAATTGCGGTGATGTCTACAACGATCTTGGAGGCTGGTTCCGTAACTACGGCGCAACAGGAATCTACAATCAGTCATACGGAAACCACTTTTATTCCGATTCCGCCAATTACTGGAACATCAGCATGGGCGGGCAATCAGCCGGAGGCTTGCGGTTCCGTGATACTCACGCCGGAACTATTCGCGGCTACGTATACGCTGACACCAGTAACAACATTGGGTTTTTAGGCAGCTCTGGCGGGTGGCTTGCGAGGGTGGTCGCCAATGACTACTTCCTTATTGACGGTTCATCGATCCGCGCCCCGCTGTACTACGACAGCAACAACACCAGCTATTACTTCCGCCCTGCTAGCACCGATACCGGCTACCTGCGCGGGCGACTAACTTTCGGTGACTATGGCGCTGGAATTGTTGGCAGCTACTCTTCGTATCGGTATCAGCTTGTCTATGCTATGGGCGCGGCTTATCAGGGTGCGCTTGATGGCACCAGCGTCAGCGGCGGCTATGGGCTGTGGTACTCCCACCCCAACGCAGGCGGTGTGGCGTCTAATCTTTCGACACATGGCTTGATGAATATCGTCAACGGCTCATTCCATGCATCGCTTGACGCGAGCATGCGAGCTGTGACGGATATGCGTTCGCCGATCTACTACGACATCGGGAACACCGGCTATTACGTTGACGCTGCCAGTACTTCGTATCTTTATAGTCTGATCTTGTCTGGAGCCGGATACTTTCGCCCACAGAATTGGATTCAGCTGGACGGCATTTACGGGTTGTATTGGCCAAACCACTACGGTTTGCACGTCCGCGCGAACGACCAAAGCACTTACACACAGCTTTGCATACAAGGTAGCAAGAACTCATACGGCGGAATACTTGACCTGTACAGCTCTGTCAACGGAATGATGTATGACAGTGGCGGCAACGGCGGCGTATACCGCGAAGCCAATGGTCGGTGGTACTTCTACCACCATGTTGGCAACAACTGCATGGGTATCGGGACAAGCTCAACGTCCTCGTCTTACTACATGTACGTCGGTGGCAGCATTTATTCCACAGGCGACGTGGTGGCGTACTCTGATGGTCGCAAGAAGACCAACATTGTCACCGTCGATAGCGCATTGGATAAAGTCGCCAAGCTTCGCGGCGTCTACTACAACCGCATCCCTGAAAGCGATCCTAAGATTGATCCTGACCGCAGAGAGATCGGCGTTATCGCCCAAGAGGTCAACGAGGTCTTACCGGAGGTAGTGACCTACGCCAAAGACGTAGATGAATACGGCGTGAAGTACGGAAACTTTGCTGGTCTTTTCATTGAAGCGTTTAAGGAGCTTCAGGCTGAGGTCAAGTCGCTTCATGCTGAGGTGCTGGAATTGCGCGGGAGGCTTGGGGAATGAGTGTTTCTTATCGTTTTGAGATCCGTCAGACAGATCGTGCAAAGGTTGGCGATCTGACCGGCGTCATTACACACATCCATTTCAATTACCTCGGGGAAGACGACACCGGTAAACGCGCGGTCTGCGAGGGCGTTGTGCCTTTTCAGGTTACAGAGCTAGTATTTAATGGCGCGGAAGGCGATCAAGTTGTACCTAGCGAGCTCGACGCGGCCACATTCATACCGGAAGACGCGATCACCGAGGAAGTGTTGATTTCGTGGCTGGAGCAAAAAGTTCCAGCTGCGTTGTTGGAGAAATTTCGCAGATACATTTCAGAGCGCATAGCGCAGATGGAGAGCTGACTATGACGATGACCTACACTTGGAAAGTAACCGGCATCAAGATCAAGGACGAGGTGAACGCTGATGGCGTTACCTTGCCCAAAGCTGTGTGCCAGACCTACTGGAGCAAGACAGGCGTTGACGAGAACGGCAACGAGGGCGTGTTTGCTGGCGCAACACCTTTCACTGCTGAGAGCGTGCCTGCTGATCAGTTCGTGGCCTTTGATCAGCTTACCGAGGACGTTGTCCTTGGTTGGATTAAAGCCGTGGTGGTTGGGCACTACGAGAAGCACGTCAATGAGATGATCGCCAAGCAGATCGCCGACAAGGCGGTCACTGAGCAGTCTATGCCTTGGGCACCCCCTGCTGCCGAGGCTCCGGCAGCTACTCCTGCCCCCACTATTTGATGGAGACGACAATGGCTATCGTTTATTCGTACAAGATCAACGCCGCCCGTGTGGTGGCTCAGGACGGCTTAACGGATGTCGTTAAGGAAGTCGAAGTCACCGTGACCGGCACTGACGGCGCGGCGAAGTTCGATCTGCCTACTACTGTCAAGCTTGGCGCGGCTGACCCCAGCAGCTTCACTGCGTTTACTGCGCTCACTGAGGAGCAGTTGGTGTCATGGGTAGAGAATGACCCGTCGCTTGACAACACGAAGTCGCACATCGCGTTCGTGGTTGCCAAGGAAGCCGAGAAGCTTGCCTCTGAGTCAAAGCCCCTCCCGTGGGCACCTGTCCCTGATCCGGCTGCTCCTGCTCCGCTGTCTGAGTAATTAGGAGATTAAAGTGCCGGTTTCGTACTCGTATGCAATTAACGCCGTCCGCGTTGTGACTCAGGGCGATCTTGTTGATGTCGTAAGAGATATCGATGTAAACGTGTGGGGCAAAGACGACAACGTAGAGTTCCATCTTCCTGTTACTGTTCGCCTTCCAGACGCCGATCCGCAGACATTCACTTCGTTTGCCTTTCTCACTCTTGAGCAGGCTACTGCTTGGATCGATGCAAGCGCGAGTACAGTGCATGCCAAGTCTCACATAGCCGCAGTGCTTGGCCGTATGGCAGAAGAGGCTGCCATGCAGACAAAGCCAATTCCTTGGGCGCAGTGAGCTAGCAAATGACCCTGCAGTCATCAGGTGCTATCAGCATGTCGCAGATCAACGCAGAGTTTGGTCGCGGCAATAATCTGAATGCATACAGAGGAACTGCTCACGCTTCTGGCACTTTCCCTAGTGGCGCTATCAGCTTTAGCAACTTCTACGGAACAAGCATTCCTCCATCAGGGGGGACGTTCTCTCCAGACGGAAGTACGTCTTCTGGCAGCCGCACCCTTCTGTATGATTTTTATATTGGAGAAGCCGGCGGGACTGCTCAGGTTTCTATTTCATGTACCCAGTCTGCTTCTTGGACTTGGACAAGAGTCGGCGGAACTTTCGGCGCTGGGCAGGTTGATGGAAGCACCTTGGTTGCATCTGGAAGCGGGACTGGCAATACCGCTGTATTTATTCTAGGAACAGGATTTAATCAGTTCCGTCAATGCGAGTTTTATGTTGACGCTACGTCAGGAAGTAATACTCGTTACTGGCGCGTTGTTCTTGACACTGAATACTCTGGCTGCCCGTTCTGCTGCTTTACCCCGGACACCCTCATCAGCATGGGCGACGGAAGCGCAAAGCAAATTGGCGAAATCAAGGCTGGCGATTTCATTCTCGTCTACGACGATCTGTCTCAACTGAATGTCGCAGTCCCCGTCAAGGAAGTCATCGTCCGCGAAGATCGCCCGATGTACACCTACACCTTCGAAAACGGGAAGACTCTCGTCGCCTCAGAAGACCACCCGTTGTATGTAGTCGGCAAGGGATACGTCTCTATCAACCCGTCGATTGGGTACAAAGACATGGGTGTTCCGGGCCACATATCCGTCGGGGACTTTGTGGTAAATGAGCTTGGAATTCAGACTAGAATTACAGGTATAGAGCCTCACCCATACAAGGGCGTTGTCTATACCTTTGGAAACTCTAAGTTCTATGCGAACGGAGTGCTGGTGTACTAATGAAAACTAAGGAGGTCATTGTGAATAACCTGAAGTTTGAAGTCTCGATGGAAGAAGCGAACCTGTTGATCGCGGCCCTTGCCAAGCAGCCCTTCGAGGCTGTGGCTGGCCTGATCCAGAAGCTGCAGGGGCAGGCCCAGTCGCAGATGTCGCAGGCTCCTTCCGTCGAAGAGGCTCCCAAGGCCTAAAATGTATGGGGGCAGAAATGCCCCCGTCTTTTTAGGAGGCCCACCTATTCTCATCTAGGAAGAAAACATGGCAGGTTTCGTGATTCGAGGATTTCGCGGCATGCGTCCGATCCTCGACCCAAAGCTCCTTGATTCCTCTGAGGCACAAGAAGCCAAAGACGTTCGCCTTTTCTCCGGCAACATCGAGCCTGTCGAGAGCAACACCACCGTCACTGCGCTCAAGACTGTCTCTGGAACGGTGCAGACAATCTTCCGCGCCAGAGACAACGTCGACGAATCCCTGAACTGGTTCGAGTTCACGGCGGACGTGGACATCGCACGATCGCCCATCACGCAGGACAGCTACGGCAGGACGTATTGGACTGGCGAGGACTACCCTCGCTACGCCCCTGAGTCTGTGGCGTTTTCCTCTGGCTCATCTGCCTACCCGCGCAACTCTTATCGCCTTGGCATCCCGAAGCCGATAGTTGTTCCGCTTGTGACTGGCGTTCCGGTGACTGAGGCCGACACTGTCGAGCGCACCTATGTCCTGACGTACATCAACACCGACGGAAGCAAGGAGTCCGCCCCCAGCGCTGAGGTGAAGGTCAAGGCGCTTTCTGCGAACGTCGATACCGGCGTCATTCTGGTTACCGGGTTCACCTACGAGAGCGGAACGTCCTACGTAGTGACCTGCTCTGCCTCGCACAACCTTGCCGTCAAGGACTACATCGGCGTCACCGGCTCGACTGAGGCCGGCTGGAACGACACTTGGGAAGTCTCTGCAGTCGTTGACTCCAAGGTGTTCAAGGTCAAGAACACGCAGGCATTCCCTGCTCAGCCACCGGCTGGCCCGTATGTCGTTAAGCGCCGGTACCCGCCGAAGGTGAAGTTGTTCAGTCTGCCTACAGATAACAACGGAAATCTGGACATAACTGACAAGCGGATATACCGAAAGGTGAGCGGCACGTTCCGCCTAGTGGACACCATCCCGCTGAGCGACGCAGAGTACATCGACCTGCATACGGATGCGGATCTGGCCGCGGGTGCGCCTCTGGCTTCCGGCGTCGAGAACCGCCCGACCCGTCCGATCACACCGCCGGTTGCGGTCATCCCGTTTACCGACACTA